ATGTGAGTTTTCTTGAGTGGGCTGTTCGGACACGTCGAGGCTGCGGAATTACTGTCAAGGGTGGCGCTCACATGGTAGCTCTTGTCCATCTTGATGACAAGTGGGCTTGTCTGCTTGACAACAATAACGTTTCCAAATACAAATGGGTTTCGCGCGAGTCATTGATCGCTGAATGGAAAGCCAGTTATGGCTGGGCTGTTACACCGATTTATACTCCGGCGGCACCATTACCCATTACCCAGTAAGCCACTACCTGTAGTTCACATTAACCTTTTTCGAGAGATGAGGAACCAATGAGACGATTGATGCTTTTCCTGTGTGTTGTGTGCGTGTTTTTCTTCACTTCGATCAGTTACGCTGATCGGGCAAATGGCGTGTTGTCCATGGACAGAGTTGTCAATTTGCCGAATGATCAAGGCAAATGGTATATCAGCATAGTCGGCGATGTCCGAAATGCTCAGTACCAGACGATTTTGAAGTGGTTCAGTCAGGACCCGGCTTTGCGGAAGTTGAAGAATCAAGTTCACTTTTGCTCTGTTACGTCAAGTTCCGCTATTTACAAAGCCCGGTACGCCGCCAATGTTAAAGGTCTACCGACTGTACGGCTCCAAAATAGTCAAGGTGTCGTGATTTACGAGGCGGCCGGTAAGAATTTGCCGTTTACGGCACAAGGGCTTTATGGTGCTATCGCTAATAATGCAGCGGGGGTGCAACAGCAACCGATTTTCCCTTGGCGTCAAAATCGCAAACGACTTTGCCCGTCGCCGTCACCGTCGCCGTCACCTGTAATACCTGATCTTGATCCCGCGCCGCAGCCGATTGACGATGGCAGCGATCCTGTGTTTGAGCCTGTGCTTGAGCCGGAGTCGGAATCAAGTCTCCCGCCGGTTTGGCTGATGTTGGTTACATTCGTTTCTACGGTTGGTGCTGGTGCTGTTACTAAATGGCGAGAGACTTACGCCGAAAAGTAACCCGCGCTGAACGCCGAATGCTGATCGCTGTTTGCTGATCAGTATTAACTGAACTACCACATTTTTTTCCTGTTGCAAGAGAGAGAGAGAGGTTTATCCAATGATGTTGTCTTTGAATTCCTTTGTGATTTTGAGTCTGATTGCCGCCGTCGGTTATCTCGGTACTAAGTGGGCTTTCCAGAAGAACACTGAGATCGAAAATCGCCGGCGCGGTGCTGCGAAGCTGGCCGCCAGCTTAACGTCCTATGGCCTGGTGAGGATTCCGCAGTTCTTGATCGACTATTCAGTCGGCGATTACTCCGGCATGGCCGAGAAAATGAAGCGACTCGCCGAAATGTTTTTGGAAGGCGAAACGACTGTCATCACTGAACTCGACGGCGTGTACGAGCGAGTATTGAGCGAGAAGTTGCGAACGGAGGCCGGTCGCGCTCTTGTTGCCTCGAAGTTGGCCGACGCCAAGCAAGCTGGGGATGTTTCTACTGTGCAGGATGCTCCTGTCGCCAGTGTGTAGGATTCGTACCGTGTCCCTGTACTAATAGGGACCGGTTCCCAAAGCACTTTCGAGTGCTTTGAGAACCGGTGAGAAAGTAAAGATCGTGGGGAGGTTGATATGCAAATGTTGGCATGTGTGTGCGTGGTAGCGTCTCTCTTGTTTTCTTCCGGGTGTGAACTCACTCCTTCAACGGTTCCTGTTGATCACCCCACGATCCTTGCTTTCTCGATGCCTGGATGCGGCAGTTGCGTGAAGGATAAGTCTCGTTTGGTGCAGCTTGAACGCGATGGCTATTCAATTCAACGCATTAACATTTCACTTCAATCTGAGTTGCGGTGGAAGTATCGTGTTGTTTCCGTGCCTTTTTACCTTGTTATTCGTCACGAGCGAATAGTGTTGCGAACAAATAACTTGGACCTTGTGATTCGGACAGTGCAGGATGGCCGTTCGGTACAAAAGTAAGCGGCGATGCCGTAATTGCCCTGAAACCAAGGAGGGTTTACCGGTGTCGTTGGCGACGTATGAGGGAGAGGGCGCTGAGTTATGGAAGGCGGCTTCTGTAGCGTGTGGCACCTTGCTTGAATTGATATTTCGCTACACTGTTTTGAATGTGCCGGGTAAGCCTTTATCACAATTAGAGCGTCTTCACGTTCGTCTCGGCGAGATTATCGAAATTCGTAAGAAAAAGGAGCATGAGAATGCCAAAAATGAAGGTACAGATTCCCAAGGTTGATGCGTCTCGGCATCCTGTGACTCGAATTGTAGTTGAGTATCCGGACGGGGAGTCTCAATGCTCGGAATTCACTTCCAATTATTTTGAGGAACATGAGTTCACTGTGCCTTGCGATCCGGAGCAGTGCGCTGTTTACATGGATTTGTGTCTAGCGCCCGGAAGGTTGGACCCGGAGGCACAACGATTTTCTATACAGGAGATGCCCGTACCTGAACCTGAACCTGACGACGATCTTGGCGACCCTGGCGACCCTGGCGACCCTGGCGACGATCTTTGGCGACGATCTTGGCGACGATCTTGGCGACGATCTTGGCGACGATCTTGGCGACGATCTTGGCGACGATCTTGGCGACCTTGGCGACATCTCTGATGGCTTCCCTGTGGGGTAGAGGTGATTGATTGAAATAGTTTCCAGCAAGATTATTGTCCTATGAGCGAAAAAATCGCGGATATTTGGGATATGCTTGGGGACGGGCTGGAGACGTTAAATCTGGTGTCGTGTTCTCGGTGGGCGGCTAAACGACGGGTGATGGCCGCACCTTTCCCAGGTCAGTATGGTTGGAAATACCATCCTTGGGTCAGAGAGATTCTGGATTCATCAGCCCCATTTAATTACGCCATGAAGGCTGCCCAACTGGGGATCACGGAGGTGGCGATCAATCGGGCCTTGTTTGTGATTGATCGGCTTCAACGGGACGTGCTGTATGTGTTGCCGACTGCATTGAATGCGGGCGATTTTAGCAAAGCGCGTTTTAATACTGCTTTGAAGCTGAGTGACTACTTGAATGATTTGTTTACGGAAACGGATACCGTGAACTTAAAGAAGGCTGGTGCAAATAATCTTTACATCAGAGGATCGCGGGGAGACAGCAATCTGAAGTCCATACCGGTGTCAGATTTGATACTGGATGAAGTGGACGAAATGGAGCAGAAGGCGTATTTACTGGCGTTGGAACGTCTGTCGGGCCAGGTCGAGAAACATGTTTGGGCAATTTCAACTCCTACGATTCCAAATTTTGGGATACATAAACTTTATCAAGGATCGACGCAAGAGCATTTTATTTTCAAATGCCCGCATTGCGGTAAGTTGACGGAGTTTCTTTGGCCTGATTGCATCGAGATTATTGGCGAGACTGTTTACGATCCGCGTTGCAAAGAATCATTTTTGAAATGTAAAGAATGCGACGGGAAGTTGGAGCATGAAGCGAAACTCGATTTTCTTCGAGACGCGACTTGGGAAGTGACGAATCCGGCCGCCGATTCGGAGCATCGTGGCTTCAATATCAATCAGTTGTACAGTTATACGGTGACGCCAGGAGAATTGGTCGTTGCGTATCACCGTAGTCTTGGAGACGAAGCAGCCGCGAAAGAGTTTAGCAACTCGAAATTGGGTTTACCATTTTTGGGTGAAGGGGCGCAGATCACGGACGATATGTTGGACCGGTGTGTTAAGAATCATACGATCAATGATCCAAGACCGGAGATAGGCGGAAAGCGATTAGTGACGATGGGAGCCGATCAAGGGAAGTTAGGCTACATTAGTGTATGCGAGTGGTTGTTGCCGGAGTACGACAGAGATATAAATGCAGTTGCCACTTGCAAGTTGCTTTGGTTCGGAAAATTTGGCGAGGAAGATTGGGGCATTTTAGATGAGTTAATGCGCGAGTGGCAGGTTCTTGCTTGTGTAGTTGATGCGGACCCGAATATTAACGAGGCCCGGCGATTTGCGAGGCGTTTTTGGGGCTATGTTTGGTTGTCTCGTTACCGAAAAGGAATGTCGGCCCGCGAGATGACAATAGCTGAGGCAGATAATGCTCCAATTGCGCAGGTTGATCGTTCTAATTGGCTATCGTGTGCGTTAGGTCGCTTCAAAATACAACCACCGCGAATTATACTTCCTCGGGATATTTCACTGGAGTATCGTTCTCACTTAAAGAATGTTGTGAGAACCTATGAGAAAGATGAATTCGGCAACCCGAAGCTGACTTATGTATCGACTGGTCCAGATCACTTTACTCACTCTTTGACGTATAGTGAGATCGCGTTACCGCTTGCAGCCGCTATTACTGAAAACCAAGACATAACAAGGCCGACGTGAAAACTAAGCGTTGCACAAAATGCGAAGTTGAGAAGCCGCCGCTTATTTGCGGAGATTTTAAGCTATGGTAAAGTCTATCAAAATTATTGACACTCGCCACCCGATGGTTTATGTAGGTCAGACAGATTGGGCACTTTGGCGTGATACTTATGCCGGTGGCCTTGATTTTCGGGAAACCTATTTGAAACGCTTTACCGCTCGTGAGGAGCAAACTGATTTCAATACGCGAAAAGAGATTACACCGATACCGACATTTGCTAAAGCTGCGTTAAATGACATCCGTAATGCGATTTTTCAGCGAATGCGTGATATTCTTCGGCGTGGTGGAAGTGAAGCTTACCAGAATGCGATCAGTGGGTTGAATGGGGGAATCGACTGTCGCGGTTCGACGATGAATGCGTTTCTTGGGATGAAAGTTTTGACCGATTTGTTAGTGATGGGGCGGGTTGGTATTTATGTTGATGCACCGGTCACTTCCGAAGTCTCTACACTTGCCGAAGCAGCCGTTCAACCGTATCTTTATCAGTATGCGGTCGAAGATATACTGAATTGGAAGATGGCCGGTCCAGATAAGGAATCACAATTTCAAGCGATTTTGCTTCGTGATACTACAATGCAGTTTGATCAACGAACTCTTCTTCCATCTACCACTGGGGAGCGATACCGGCTTATGT